AGCTGAATACAGTGGTGCCTCAGGCGCATATCAAAAAGCATCTCCGGCATCAGAGCCTGTTGCATCTCAATATGTTGCAGAGCCTGTAGAGCGTGTATCATCTGCTAAGTCTGTTGATACAGATATGAAAGTTTCTTTTTATGGTGCGTGGGCAAAGGATATGGCCTTGTATATTGCTAAAGAAAACAGTGTAAAAACATGCGCTGAGTTAAAGAAGATTTATGCTGATTGTTTATCATTGATTGGTTCATCTTTAAAGTCTCACTGTAATGTTGTTGATACATGTGAAAAAGTAGAGAGTACACCTGTTAAAGTAACACCGCAGCCAGTTAAACAAGCACCTGCTCAAGAAACTGGTGACATTGACTTGTCTGGCTTGGATGATGTTGAGATTTAACTGTTAACTATGACTAAAAGGAAAAATTAATGGCGAAAAAGAAAAAATCAGAGATTGTAGATAAACCAGAAGAGCAAGTAGAGGATACACAAGCTTCTCAAGAACCTACTGTAGAAGAAGCAGAAGAGCCTCGTATAGATGACATTCAAACGTTAGATAAGCCATCGGCAGACGATGATAGTGAATTGAAAAAGTTATTAAAGATGGCTGATAGTACATTTGGAGAAGGTGTCATAGCATCTGTATGTGATATTATTGATGTTAAAAAAGTATCTACAAGAAATCTTCTATTAGATATTCTAACAAATGGTGGTTTACCTAAAGGCTCAGTCACATTATTTGCAGGAGAAGAGTCTGGCGGTAAAACTATGCAGACGTTATTACTTGCATCTGTTTTTACTTCACAAAAGATACCTGTGTTATATATAGGTGTTGAAGGTGATTTTGATAAAAACTGGGCTATTAAATTAGGTAATGATGAGAAGTATTTTTATATAGCTAGACCAGCAGACTTAGAAACAGCTATTAATATTGCTGAAGTTGCAACTAAAAGTAAGCGATTTGGTCTTGTTATATTTGATAGTGTTACAGCCGGTGTACCAAAAGAAGCGTTAGACAAAGATGCCTTCTCTCAACAAATGGCACTACAGGCAAGGCTTAATGCAAAGCTATGTCAAAAGTTAACATCTGCACTTCAACCGTCTAATTTAAGAGACCCAAATGCCTATAATAATACACTTGTTGTATTAATTGCACATATTAGAGAAAAGGTTGGTGTGATGTATGGCAACCCAGAAATTATACCTGGTGGACATGCGCTAAAGCATCATGCTAGTTATATTATTAAATTTAGACGTGGTGCTGTATTAAAGCAAGGTGAGAATATTGTTGGCAGAGAAATGCATATTAAGGTTGAGAAAGCAAAGTTTTCAAGACCTTTGGTGTCTGGGATTACAGAGTTATTTTTTGACCCTCCTAGACTCAATAATGCAAAGGTTATGATTACATATGCAATTCAAATGGGGATTATTGCTAAATCAGGTCCCTATTATACATATAAAGATGTTAAATCCCTTGGCCAAAAGGCTCTACTTATTGACCTAAAAGGTAAGCCTGGTATGCTAGAAGAAATCAAGGAAAGTTTAATTAAAACATTTAACAAGTAGAGGTGACAATGCGTAAATTGTTTACATGCCTGTTTATTATTGGTCTAGTATTATTTAGTTTTACAGTCTATAATTCCGCAGAAACGGTTTCTGACAGTAAATCAGTTATTTCTTATGAATACCTGAAAGCTCGAACAGTTTATATTGCAGGAACTGCTAAGAGTGAAGATAGAGCTGTTCAATGGGCAGGCACTGGTGTAGTTGTTAAAAAGACAGAGCATTTAACATATATCTTAACTAATAATCATGTTGCAGGTTGGTATGAAGATGCAGAGTTAGATGCACTTGCTATTTATGTGCAATCAGAGAGTAGGTATATTAGAGTTACAAGCATTATTAGACATAAATTACTTGATATGGCTGTGATAATTATAGAGGAAAATTTAGCTGATAAAGTAGCTATTACAGAGGGTGTTGGTGAGGTATTTCCATCTAATAAAGTATTCGTTGTTGGACATCATTTAGGTAGAAAATATGTTTACGGTGAAGGTGTTTTCGCAGGCTATGATGGTTTGTCAGGCATTATTCAAGTGCCTGTATGTTATGGTAATTCAGGCTCTGGTGTGTTTGATATTAAAGGCAGACTGGTTGGATTGGTATTTGCTATTTCTGGAGTTAACAATTTTTGTGTTGATGTATCACATGGTTTAATTGTTAATGGTGGTGACGTAAAGGCGTTTTTAAATACAATGAACTTACCATAATAAGAGGTGTCTATGTTTGGTAGTCAACATGAATCATCTGGCTATGAAGTAATAGAGCGAGCCTTAGCTGATTTAAAGAGTGGTTGGACAGACTCTATCCCAAGTCTTAATCACTTACTTGACTACAAAGGGTTTTATATAACAAAGGATGATGTAAGAGGTTTAAGACAGTGGTTAAAAGAAAGAAAGTACAAGCTTATTAAAACCACAGATTATCAAATAGTACCAAGAGGAAAACGCAAATGAATTTCTTATTATATTTTATTCTTGGTGTAATAGAGCAATTCTTTGCAATTCTATATTATAAAACAGCATCTAAGAATTACGATTTTCTATGCGCATTGATTGACCTAATTCGTGGCAGCATTTGGCTATTTGTTATAGCGTCATTAATTGAAAACGTTGGTCAAAATGTTTGGTTTGGTGTTGCCTATGTGATAGGAGGCAGTTGTGGTGATTATCTATCATTGAAAGCAGAAACCAAAATTGAAAAAATGATTTTTAATATCAGACGAAAAGGTAGACGCAAGAAACGTTTATATCTAATTAATGACAGGAGAAAATAATGTTTAATCCAAGTGCTAGGTATGCTGAATCAAATGGTATAGATTTACCAATTTTATATTGTTATCTGGCAGGTAGAATTAGTGGTGATAATATAAATGAGTGTCTTGGTTGGAGAGAGTCTTTGGTAAGACACTATAAACACTATTCTCAAGATGAGTTTGGAAATAAGAGTTATCCTATATCATTTCTATGTCCACTGAATTCAGGTGAGTCATCTAGTGTTGATGCAAAAGGGCTAACAAGCTCAATACCACCTAATTTAATATATGACAAAGATTTGCTTAGTGTAAAGCGTGCAGATGTCATTGTAGCTAATATGGATGACTTCTTTGAGGTTGGTATTGAAAGGCTGCTTCATGAATCAGTTGACTCACTAGAAAATAATAGTAAAGAAGAGTTAATCTTTAAACTCACCACACTTCAAAAAAGAATAATCAATAGACGACCTAATCTAGGCACTATCTCAGAAGTGTCTTGGGCATTATATTTAAATAAACCACTGATTTTAATTGTACCTGAGGCTCAAAGAGTAATATTTGAAAAGCATCCATTTACACGTAGGGCATCAGTGATTGTATATTCAGAGCAACAGTTAATCAGAGAGAAGTGGTTAAATAAACTGTATAAGTCTATCTCCTCTGCGGTTTATGATGACTAAGACACTGGAGGGTAAAATGAATAATGTCTATGATAATACAAAATCTGTAACGATAGAAAACTGTCTTTATAAGTGTTATGAAATAGGTAGTATGGAAAGCCCTGCCAAGAAAGATAATGGGACAGGCTGGAGACAACTATTGACACCAGAGCTTAGTAAACGTGGTATATATTGTTTTGACCCAACTCGAGAAGAAATTAAAAAGGTTGGTATGCCAACAGCTGAATTTATGGAACAATTAGAAGGCTGGCAAAAAGGCGGTCACTGGAAGCATTTCGTCATAGCTATGAGAAAAATCTGGAAGGGTGTCTCCTATACAGAAACCAATAAGGAAAATGGTATTACACAAACAGTGCATATCTTTGGTGATGTAAGCTATGTTGAAAACAGTGACTTTCTTATATGGAATTTAGATGACGGTGACAAACCTGGCGGCACACTTATTGAATTAGCGATAGCATGGTATAGAGGTATTCCAGTTTATCTTATTACTCAAGTACCAAAAATTCAAATTAATAAAAGTATATTATATTTTGTATTAGATAGCGGTAATGGTCGTGGAGAGATTTTTCCAACACAATCAAAGCTTATTGAATTCTTAGATAAAGCGTATTGTTTAAAAGCCAATAACAAAGGAGTGTGATATGGAATGTCATTTTTGTGATTTGTGTAACTCTACATTAAATGATACTCGTAATGTCTTGTTGATTATGTCAGAAAAAGATTTCGGTGTATCAAAAACAGGTACGCCTACGGTTAATCCTAGGTCATCATATGAAATCTGTCCTTCTTGCACAGCTCTATTACATAAGATTTTTACATTAAAGAAAAAGCGTGTTAATGAAGTGCTTGAATCTATTAATGATATTTATAAGCTACCTGCAAAAACTAAGAAGATGACTAAGAAACAGAAAAGGTATAAAATTATTAGAGTGTCTAAGTAGCAGAAAGGATGACTAATGTCAGATATACAAAAATTTAGTGCCGTAAAGGACTCAGGTGCAAGACAGAACTTTACAACAGGAAGCGTTAGAGATACTAACGACGGTAAGCCTAGGTTTGATTTAATTTCATTATTGGCTTCACACAGATTGGCTATGCACTATTCAAACGGAGCTAAAAAATATGGTGATAGAAACTGGGAAAAAGGACAGCCTTTATCTAGATATATTGAAAGCACAGAAAGACATTTATTTAAGTTAAAAATGGGTTTTACTGATGAGGACCATGAAGCGGCTGCAATTTGGAATTTAATGGCCTTTGTTCATACTAGGATGATGATTGAGGCAGGAGCACTGCCAAAAGAACTTGATAATATGCCAAAATACTCAGAAGAGGTAAAGAGTCTTGTTGAATAATCTATCTAACAAATGCCCTGACTGTGGTAAATGGAAAGGCGAAAAAGCGCACTATTGCAGAAGCTGTGGTCAAAAAGGTGTAAGAAACCCTATGTATGGTAAAAGACCAAAGTCATGGCTTGGCTACATAACTTATTGTTGCATGGATTGTGGTGCTGAGATTTCACGACCAACAGCACAAAAAGGTCAAGGCAGATGCCGTAGTTGTTCACGCACTGGAGTATTGAGCTGGAATCATAAAACAGCTTTAACATATAAAGGTAAAGAGCATCATAACTGGAAAGGTGGCTGGAGACAAAATTTACCTGTGTGTGTAGATTGTGGTAAAAAGCTAGCTTATAATAAATCTATCAGGTGTCAACACTGCAATGCCGCTTTTCTTTATCATACAAGACAGACTGTTAGAACAAGGCTTATGACACCAAAACATATTATGGCGTATAAGGTCGGCAATACGAACATGCGCTCGTCATGGGAGGTGTTAGTAAGTAGATTTTTAACATTATCTAACATTAAATGGAAATATGAGCCTAAAAGATTTTATTTTGATAATACTTCATATACACCTGATTTTTACATTCCTGAATTTGATTGTTTTATTGAGATTAAAGGCTGGATGAGAGATTCAAATAAGAAAAAATTAAATCGATTTAAATCTTTGTTTCCAGAGATAATTGTTACGATATGGACAAATAAAGAATTAATGTTATATCTAGGTATAACAAAACATCAATTATCAACATATTATAAACAATTAAAGTGCTTGACAAACTATTCTAAACATGCTATACTTGGTGCATAATGCAATTACCCCCTTACTTTGGAAAACAAGACTCTATAAAGAAAACAGCCAATAAGAAAGAAGATAAGGTATACAAACATATTCTTAGCGGTGCACTTAGCTTTAAAGGAGATTTTAGCACTGATGTTGCTGTTATAGACCAGAAGAGCACTATTAAACAGTCTATCAGTGTCACTACTAAAATGTGTGATAAGCTTGTACAAGACGCACTTCAAATGGGAAAAGAGCAGTCAATACTGTTACTTGATTTACCAAAATACTATTTAATTTGTAAAGTAGTTACTAAGGCAGATATAGAGAAATAATGAATAAAACACTTATTATAGGCGATACTCATTATATAGAATCTAGAGCTAAGGCAATAGCTGTTGCTGAAAGCTCTATTTTGTCTATATGCAAAGTGCAAACGTTTAAAGATATTATATTTTTAGGTGACCTATTCGATAAAAAGCCATCTGCTAAAGAGCGTTTAATGTTAGCGAGTTTTATAAATTCTTTAAGAAAGCATACAAAACACTTTTCATTTATTCAAGGTAATGGTAGGCATGAGTTTGAATCAGACACTATACATGAAGCTGACTGGATGGCTCTATGTCCAGATTTCTCACAGCATGAAGAAATTGCAATTGAAAATTATATCTTTGCTCATTGTGAAGTAAAGGGAACACGCTATGTTAATGGTTGTTTATCTGCCAGTGAGCGTAATGTAGATAAAACTAAAACATATATTTTAGGTCATATACACAGTCCAAATTGTTCGTTTAATAATGTTAATTATGTTGGCTCAATCTATAAGACAGCTTTTGACCAAATAACAGATGAGAAACGTATAGCTATTATAGATGAGCAAGGATTAAGGTTTTTTCCAATTGAGTCAAGACCTATGTTTCAAGTAGAGCTATATGGCAGTAAGACTGTTGTTAAGTCTAAGGGATTAAAGCAGTTACAAGAATTAAAGATTACAGATATAGATTTAAAAATTATGGTTGAAACAGATAGTTTATCACTATCTTCAATACATCGTGCCATAGAAAAAATAAAAAGTCAATTCAATATTGAATATTATAAGCAATTAGTTAATATTAAAGAATTACCTGTAGATGTTCCTAAGAACTTAAATCAAGATGAGCTCTTAAAGAAATACTGTGAATTAAAAGGTGTATCACATGAACTTGTAAGAAGTGCTTTAAATCATGGAAAGGCTTAACATGCAAACAAACGAATTACCAAATGCTATTATTACATTGAAGAGCAGAATTAAAGAACTATTAAAGCAGTTTAATGATGACACAGGCTTAACTGTTGGAAGTGTATTAGCAGAGGCTAAATACGCCAATTTAAAATCAGTTGATGGACCTAAACAAATACTATCTGAATATGAGATAGGTATCAATATTGAGCTGTAATATGAGAAAAAAGAAAATCATTAAAAAATCAAAGCCTGTTTCAGACAGTATAACCATAAAGCCAAAAAGCTTTAACTTGACAATTAAAGAGTTATATGATATACTTAATGTAATAGTTGTTGAGAATACTGTATCTGTTGGTGTAGATGTAGCACAGAATAAGACAGGTGTATGTATTCTTAGAACAGATACAAAAAAGCTTTATTTAGATGACTTTTATTTAGTGGATGTAAAAGGTAACACTAAAGGTAATTTACACGCAAGATTAGCAGATTACTCTAAGCAGGTGTGTATTATAGCTAAAAAGCTTTCTGAAGTATATTCAGTAACACTTAAACGTCTTGTTATTATAGAAGATTGCTGGTTAGGTTTTTCTGTATGGACAACAAAGGTCTTAGCTAAGTTTGCAGCCATTTCATTTATATCATTTTTAAATTTTACTGATAATATACCAGACCCTATAGGTCCTTTAACAGCTAGAAGCGGTATTGGTTTTAAACAGGATAAGGGCGAGTTTACTAAGAATGGCACTAAAAAAATATACTCAACTAAGCCTGCCCATATTAAAGAACAGATAAAATCATTTATATATAATAAGCTATGTTTAACAATTGAGGAAGATAATTTAGCTGATGCTTTTGTTTTAGCACTATATGGACTTATAAAAAAAGGTAAGTAGAATGTATAGAAGCGAAAAACTAGAAAAGTATGTTAAACGAGTTACAGGACAAGACTATAGAGTAGAAATTGTAAAATATATTAGAGGTGGTTTTGGTGCTACAACAAATAATGATGCTAAAAGAATACGAATTTGTGAGTCACAAAAAGATGTTAAATGCTTGCTGTGGCATGAGATGGGACATATTATTATGGATATAAATGATGAAAACATTCTAGAGGCAGAAGTTAACGCACAACTATGGGCTATGGACAATCTTATAAAGCTTGGATATAAAAGAATTATATTAGATTCAATAGACTGGATTAAAGACTGGCAGACAGATACCCGTCAACCAACTGAACGTGACGAAGTATATAAAAAAGCAAGTAAGATTATATTAAGGAGACTAGGTGTTAAGTAAGCTACATTTAACTAATTTTGGTATACATAAAGACTTAGGTGTGTCTTTTACACCTGGTATTAATACTATACTAGGTAATAATAGACGTGGTAAAACACATATCTTAGAATCAATATGCTATGCGTTATTTGGTAAAACACAGAACTCAAAAATTGAAAAAATTATAAACTTTGATGCAGATGAAGCTAAGGTCGAACTAACAATTGGTGAAGATACATTTTCTAGAACTCGAACTAAAACGCAGTCTACACTAAAGGGTATTACTAAGCTTGAGCTAGATAATAAGGTCAATTTAGATTACAGCGAGTTTTTAAGTATTTTCTATATTTCATCGCATGAGCAGAAGAGTTTATTTGATGCCACTTATTTGAGAAACTTATTAATTGGGTTGTTTAATTTAGATAAGTATGCAAGTAGATTTGAAGAATTAAATATGGAGTACAGGGTTTTACAAAATGCAGAGCAGACTATTCCAGTAGTTAATACAGAGTTAATACAAAAAAGACTAGACAGAGTTAAGAGCGTGCTGTCTGGTGTTCAAGAAAAGAAAGCTGTACAGTATAACTTAGATGTTAAAATACTTGATGCACTTAGAAAAATAGATTCTAAGACAGGTGAGATACGAAGTCATAGATATACCATTAATCAACAGATTGCAAAGGTAACCCAAGATAAATGTAACTCATGTGGTCAGAATATATCACCTGCATATAAAGCTACTATCTTAGCTGAGATGTCTGCAAAAACAGCTAAGTTAGATGATTTCAGTAAACTGGTGAGTAAAAAAGAAGCTGAGATAAGAGGTCAAAGAGAAACTGTAACAGCAGAGCTAACTAAGTTAAATGATAAGATTTATAAAGGGCAAACTATTATTGGCAAACTAACAGAGAGACTTAATGTACCTGTTTATAAAGGTAATAAAGAAAGATTAAAAGAGTTAGAGCAGATATTATCTATACTTAATCCAAAAAGCTTTCCTGCATACTTATTGCAGATTTATGTACCTCTAGTAACAGAAACAGCCAATAATTTGTTACAAAATATCTTCTCAGATATGTCAGTATGTATAAGAACAGAGAAACCAGAATCAAATAGACCAGACTTTAAGCCTATGATTAAGCGTGGTGATAACGTTCAAGAGATGTCTGATTTAAGTGGCTCTGAAAGAGCTGTAGTTAATCTATGTTTTAGACTTGGCGTTATGGTTATCTTTAAACAAATATCTAAAACTAATATAGATACTCTTATGATTGACGAAGGATTTGAGAAAGTGGATACAGAAAATTGTTTTCATGTCATAGATTTACTAAAGAATTTCTTAACCCTAAATTATATTAAGCAAGTATTACTTGTAACGCATAAAATGGAATTAAGAGATTTATCGGATATTAACTATATTCATCTAGACTAGGAGAAAATATGCTAAAAATAGCTATTAACAAACCGGGTAATTCAGTATTGGTTGGTACACTTGTTCCTGTTGGCTCACGTGATGAAATGGATAGCGTCAAGGGTGTAAGTCACTTTGTAGAGCATTTTCTTTTTAAGGGCACAAAGACACGTTCAAAGGATGACATTACTCGTACAGTAGAGCAGTATGGTGCAGAGTTTAACGCATGGACAAGTGAAGAGCATACGTTTTATTATATGACGATTGCCAGTAGATATAGAGATTTAGCTCGTACAATTATTGATGATATGGTACACAATTCTGTATTTCCAAGTGAAGAAGTAGATAATGAGCGTGATGTTATTATGCAAGAGTTACAAATGTATGATGATAATCCTCAATCACGTGTATTTCAAATAGCTCAAAGCGCAATGTTTAATAAAACATCTGGGTTGCATATACCTATTATAGGCACACCTACAACATTGAATGACATTACACAGAAAACTCTTATTAGTCACTATGCTAAATACTATAAACAGATGGTTCAAGTTGAAGTTGGTGATGTAAAAAATGAGCGCAATCGTATTATAACACCAAAAAGATTTGATAAAGAGCCTCTTAACACAGGCCTTAACGATTTGATTGTATCACAGGCTGAAATAAATCAAGCTAATATGGTTATGACAGGACTCTTCTATAATAATAATGCCGAGGATGACAGGTCTTTACAGTTACTGTCAAGTGTATTAAACGGATTTCAAGGTAGATTATTTCAAACTATAAGAGAAAAGAATCACTTAGTTTATCACTGTAGTTTTATGCCACAAAAATTCAGTTGCGGCACTGTACAATACTGGGTTTATGCAGCCTTAAATCCAGATAAAATACAACAGGCTAAGCAGTTGATTATTGATGAGTTAACAAGGCCTGTAACGGACACTGAGTATATCTTTGCAAAGAGTAAGCATATAGGTCAACAAGCATTAGACTTAGATAAGAATTCTTATGTGATTAAGACAATCATAGATTCTGTAATTAACAATGAAGCGTATGAAGATGCTCTTACAAACTATGATAAAGGAATAGTGTCACTGTCACAGTTAAATGCCTTTATGTCTAAGATAAACTTTAAAAACAGTAAACTTGTAGCAATTATACCGGAGTAAATAAATGCAGAAACCCGTGCATAATAAAGAGTTTTTTAAACGTGTACTTGATGAAGTCTTTCAAGAGTATAAAAAGAAGCTTTGTATTAACGCATCGTGGACAACAAATACACGTCTTAGAAAGAATAAAGGTGTATATGCAGAGGTAATTTACTCATACAAAGATAAGCTATTTAATATTTACGTCAATGAGGAAAAACATACAAATATCAGAACTTTAAAAGACACGATTATTCATGAGCTGTGTCATATTATGTTTACACCATATACATCTTTAACAGATAAGTTATTAGATACCATGGAGAAACATAAACTACCAAACGTTGATAAAAAAAGAACTCAGCTAACTGAGGTTGAAGAACTATTGGTAAGAAAGTTTACACGTGTTTTTATGCTTGTTGAAAAAGAAAAAGAAGCTCTTCAAAAGGAGATAAAACAATTAAAAAAGAGATAACTCCTAAGCGTGTACAGAGAGGTGCCTATAGATTCTATCTTATAGGTGATGTTGAGCTTCCATCTGTAACAACTGTATTAAGTATGTTACCAAAGCCAAAGGTCTTATTGTGGGCTATTATGCAAACAATTAAGTTTCTTGTTGGTCGTGGTGATTTAAAGTCAAATACAGTATCTGAAGGCTATGTATTTCATAAAACACTATTACAATCTTTAGCTGATGAGGGCACTGTTATTCATAATAGCATAGAAAGTTATTTGCGTGATAAAATAGATGATGGTAGCAATGCAGTTAAGAGATTTAAAGAGTTTGAGAAATCTACACAGCTTACGTTTGAGGGTGCAGAGATTGTTGTATATGATTCTAGTGATGATTATAATAGTGCTGGAACGCTTGACTTAATCGTCAGATGTTATGACAATCCTCTGATTCTAGACATTAAAACATCAAAGGCAATTAGATTGTCACATAAAATTCAATCAACTGTATATAGAGATATGTATGTTAAGATGACAGGTAAAAAGGAGTTTGGCTCTGGTGTATTGCTTATACCAAGAGAAGATGATAAAAAAATCCAATTGCATATTAACTCAACAGAGGAAGAAATAAAGTATAGAGGAATATACTCTCTATTAACTAAACTATTTAAAGCTTTATTAATAGAAAACGAGCTAGAGTTAAAATAGCTTGACAGTGATATAACTATGTGCTATACTTATATTAAAGGAGAATGATATGGAATTAAAATATGTTATAGGGTTTATTTTTATTATTTCTGGGATATTTGATTCTTGGAAGTATCACTGGGAAAGTGATAAAATAAGAGAAGTAAAAACAGCTAAAGGACACTCTAGAAAATTTATTAATGTTGCTATTTTATCTGATTTGGTGAAACTGTTTTATGCTATATGTATTAATGATTTGTTTATAACATTTAGCGCATGCGTTGCTCTTGGGTTTATGATAGAACTATTTGTTATGATATATTTCTATTACCCATATAAGCATAGAAAAGCAATTGATTTTGTAAGACCAAACATTTTTATATATACAATTAACTCTTTACTTCCAAATAAAATCAGGAGAAAACTATGACATCAGAACGTATATTTAAAGAATATGTACATAAAAATAAATGTGTAAAGTGTAACGGACAGAAAACATCTGGATTATCTTACTGTGATTACTGTGATGGTACAGGAGTGTATAAGAACTCTCATTTTATCATTGGTGGCAAAGCAGCCTCAGGTAAATTAATTGCCATTGATACTGATGTAGCAGGAAAATAAAGGAGACAATATGCCAAATAAATGGAATGAACAAGCAATAAAAACACTGCAAACGTTTATCGCATCTGGTATGTCTTACTCAGAAATCTCTAAACGTATGAATGTTAGTTTAGACGCTATATCAGGAGCCATAAAAAGGCACTCTCTTGTTGGTTGTACTAAAATTCAAGAGAAGTCATTCTGTGCTAACATAGACTTATCAGACTGTAAAGAAGGTAACTTTGATGAATTAAAAGAAGCCGCAAAGCTTAAATGGAATATTCCTAAAACAAATATACCTGTCAATAAGAAAAAGGCTTTTAAAACATATGTTGTTGTAACTGATATACATCTTCCAGAAGAAAATAAAGAAGCTGTTAATTGTGTATTAAAAGTTATGACAGATATTAAGTTTGATGGTATCTTAAATCTAGGTGATTTTTTAGACCTATCATGTATTTCACACTGGAATAAGAATAAACGAAAGACGGTAGAGGGAAAAAGGCTTAAAGCTGATTTTATCTTAGGTAATTCATTACTTGATGAGTTTGATAAACGATTACCAAAAGGTGCAGATAAGAGATTTTATTTAGGTAATCATTGTGAGTGGTTAGATGATTTGATAGAAGATACTCCTGCATTGGATGGTATCTTTGATGTAGATTCTGGTTTACATCTTAGTCAGCGTGGCTATAAGGTATTTCCTTATAATCACATTGATAGAATTGGCAGACTATGTATTACTCATGGCATGTATGCTAATACAAACACAGTCAAAAAACACCTTGATGAATTAAAGGTTAATATTTTAATAGGTCACGGACATCAAATCGAGCAACGAATGGCATCAAGTATGGCACGTGAGATTAGTTTGGCAGGTTATGAGGTGGGGTGTTTAACCAATCTAGACCCTGACTATGCTAAACATAGAGCAAATTGTCATACACACGGGTTTGCCATAGTTCACTTTTATGATAATGGGTTTTTTGATGTTAATCTAGTAAGAATTATAAAAGGTAAATGTATTGTTTGGGGTAAGGAATACAATGGAAATGTATAGTTTAGAGCTAGACTAAATCGTCTTTACTTACATAAGGTATAGAATTTATATGAAAAACGAAGAAAACACTAAAGAGTCAAATTATACAGCTTATAAACGTATGCGCAAGACATGGAAGTTATCTCCTGTAGAGAAAGTCAAAGAGTCAAATAAGAAGTATAGTAGAAATAGAGAAAAGAAGAACCTAAGACGAGAAATACAGGAAAATACTTGACATTGTAAAGAATTTGTGATATACTTAGAGTATGATTAAACACTCAATTAAAGCAATAAAGGTGATTGGAGTAATGTGTATAATCTTAGGCACAGTATTATTTTGTATGTCAATCTTACCTGTAATAGCAGGGATTTTCGTTTTCTACTGTAGTGTTAAACTATTTATGTATGCACTTAATCTAATCATTGGAGACTAATATGAAATACGGTAACATGATTGACTTGACAAACCTTCACTCACCCACCACCAGAGAAACAAAGGACTTATTGAAAACAGCTAAGAACGAGCAGTGTTACGGTATATGTATTAATTCAGAGTGTATTGATATAGCAAATAAGTATCGAGATAAAAGTGTTAAGATTATTACTGTTGCAGGTTTTCCTCCCGTAAATGCCTTTAGATACTTTTCTAAATGCAATAATAAATCTCCATTAGTGTTATATTTAGGTTTATACTCAAAGTCAGAGCTGTATAGATTAAATACTATTATAGACTCAGACTTAACAGATGAGTTAGATTTAGTGTTTCCTATGATGTTATACACTAAGGGAAAACTATTACGAATTACAAAGTTCTTATCTGGAATTACTAAGCGATATAATAAGCCTGTAAAGGTAATTTGTGAACTTGGAACAATATTTCAAAGAGCAGAACCTTTGTATGAAATCTACTCTATTTTGAATGACTCAGGTGTTTCATTTTTTAAAACTAACACAGGATTAATTAAGCAAGACTTTAATCAATTAGTGCAAAGTATACAGACGTTAAATATGGTAGTTAAGGATTTTGGTATCACAAAGTTGCAATTAAAAGCATCTGGCGGCATACGTACTGAAAGTCAAATAGAAACGCTTATTAACTTAGGTGTCAACAGAATTGGTATGAGCACTATTCCAACGAGAGGAGATAACAATGTCAGTAAGTAAAACATGTATCACACCTGAACTTAATGAGATTATGTCATTTTTATCATTTACATTTGCAAAATCTATACATGACCCTGCACAAAGCAAAGAAGATTTATATCAAGACTTAGTTGTTGTATATCTTGAAAAGAATCAAAACTTTATTAAAATTACAGCATTAAAGCATTGGTTTATAGTGTTTAAGAATTACTTGCTAGATAAGTACAAAAGACGATTGATTGAATGTAAGGCATTAAACAACATTTCTAATGAGCTAAATCAAGAATTAAAGAAACTGGAGTTTTAGTGCTTTCGAAAAGTGTATTAAAAGAACTTTCTTTACCAGATGACTTGATGCGTTTTCTGTCTAAGTCACAATTGATGACACTACAAGGATATATAGCTAATTGTAGTTATAAAGAGCTAGTATCTCATTTACAGATTAAGAAACGTAAACGAGCGCAGGTAATAGAGTCTTTATTAGATTTAGGCAGAGCTTTAACATTATATCATTTATTAGAGTGCAAAGTAACTCCTGAGGTTGAAGGCACTCATGGTCAACTTTATTATAAAGGTTTTAATGACTGTAAAAAATTAATAAGAAAGATGGTGTTAGATGTCAAGTTCAAACGGTAGACCTTCAAAACACGATATTGTTGAAAGAAGAAAGCTTGTAAAAGACCTTTATTTAAAGGGGGATAAAATAGCAGATATAGCAAGAGCTGTAAATGTTAGCTATCAAACAGCTGAGAAAGATGTACAGTTTATTGAGACTTATTATAGCAAGCTGGTAATGAATAATCCTCACATAGCTCAAAAACAGTTTGCCAAAGTTGAGAAGTTATTAGATGAGGTAAGAATTATTAAGTCAGAGTATTGGACTATTTATAATGATGTTAAAGAAAAATCTTTAAAAGCAAAAGAGTTTGCAAAAAAGATTGAACAAGCCGAACTAGATTTAGAGATTGCAGAGAAGTCAGATGATATGGCAGCTATTAGAAGTGCACGTGCATATTTAGATAAGTTGCAGACTTCACCGCATACCAAAGATTGTCTATCATTAAGAATTGACACACTTAAAGCATTACTTGAAAGAATTGATAAAGAGGCTAAACTTCTTAGCCTATTTAATCCACAGGCACTATTAGAGGGAAGCTATGTTTCCATGGATGTATTAACAGGTATTATGGAAGTATTTAAAGGTATCATATTTGATTTGATACCAGAAGATAAAAGAAATTATGCTTTTAAACGATTACAGACAGTTGATATGTCATCACTTGATACTAACAAAGTTATTGATGCAGACTTTACACCGGACACAGAGCAAGACATTGTTAAACCAGAACCAGAGGTAATTAAGGATGCTGTAGTCATTGAGAAAAACAATGAAGTAAAACCCAATGATGAAGAAATAGACCTAGATAAGGTAGAGTTATAATGTCAGATACAAATGCTGTATGGAAAGATTTCTGGGGTACAGCCTCTAAGACTCATATTGTCAAAACCGGTAAGTTTGGCATTGACCCTGTACCGCCATCTGTGTTTTTTAGAGACTGGCTTAAAACACCTTTGTTTCCTAGACAACAGAAAATGGTAGACGCTGCCTTTTTACGTAATGGACAAGACATATCTGATTTATATAATGAGTTTGTATTAGCTTGGGGTAAGGGGTCAGGTAAGGACCTTTCCATAGCAAACCTAGTGTGCTATATAGTGTATTTTCTATGTTGTTTAAATGAGCCTAGTGAGTATCTGGGGATTAAGTCTGGGGAGCCTATAGATATTGTTAATGTATCGTTTGACGCAGAGCAGGCAAAGAGTGTGTTCTTTGAAAAGTTTACACGTAAAATAAAAGAAACAATTAATCCAGACACAGGCGAAAACTTTTTTACATCAATAGGCATGGATGTTAATAAATCTATTTTAAGAGACGGTGTTTTGTTTCCAAAGAATATACGTTGTTGGTCCATGAATTCCAAGGAATTTAAGAGTGAGGGAAAGAACGTAGTCTTTGCTGTGTTTGATGAAATCGGCTCTTTCAGATTTGATAAAGCATCTGAAATACATAAGCATATTAAGACATCTGCACGAACACGATGTCCTAAGTTATATAAATTATTCTTTATTTCTTATTTAACATCGGCCAATGATTATATGGCATATTTAATTGATAAGGCTGAATCGGGTGCAAATAAAACGTTCTTTGATAGAGCAGCCACATGGGAAATTCGTTCTCAGGAAGATTGTCCTGCCGAGCTTTCAAAATACACTGTTAAAAAATCAACGTATGCCGATGAGTATGATGAGGACCCTGTATCTGCTATGCTTATGTATGAGTGTCAAATTCCTAAATTTAGAGCCAATAGCTTTATTCGTAAAGCAAGTAAGATAACAGACTGTGTTAATATGGATAGAGTATCTCCTGTTATGTTTACTCCTGAAGAAGGATGTGAGTTAGACAGAGTTTGGACACGTGATATTTTAAACGAGGAGTTAGAGCCTTGGTTTAAGCCGTATAATACATTTGAAATAGAGCTAATGAGAAAAGATTATGAGCAGAGTCCGTCAGAAGAGCTGGCTAATAGGATTAAAGTAGAGAAGGATAAACATGCAGATGCACAATACTTTGTTCATATTGACTTGTCTCGTGGTGTTGTTGACTGCGCAGGCATTGCCTTAGGTCATACATATAAGATACTTGATAAGACAAAAGTCTACATTGATTTAATGTTACAGATACGAGCACCGCAGGGTGAAAAGAGTGAAAATAAAGAGATAGACTTAGATACAATGCTAGAATTTGTTATAGAAGTGTTATTTACTAAATTAAGATTTCCTATTGTTAAGATAACAGCTGACGGTTGGAACTCAGCACTCTTTTTAAACATATGCGAAAAGCATGGCATACAAGCCGAGATAATCTCACTAGAAAAGGATACACGTGCCTATGATACATTAAAGGATTTTATTTATCGTGGTGATATTGATTTGTATTTATATCCACCTGTTATAAGAGAGTTGACAGAGTTAATTGTAACAGATAAAAAGAAGATTGACCACCCTAGAAAATCTAAATGGAGAATGAGAGAAGAAGGACTAAACTTAGGTTCAAAAGATATTAGTGACTGTCTTGCAGGACTTACTCATTCAATAACTCAAGAATCAGATGAAGGACCGCTAGAAATAGCCGGAAGATAAGGAGAAAGAAATGGCAAAGCGAAGCATGGAAGGTAAGAATGATTTATCAATTGTTAAAAGATTGAAGCCTATTGAGCAAGTTAGAGATAGAAAAAAGGCAGCTGGCTTTGGTGCGGCAGTGCCAACATATGATGCTCAAGCAGGTTATGGTGTTGATACAATGCGCACTCTTCTATTGGCTACAGTGTGGGCTGAAACATGTATCAATACAATTGTTGATGAAGTTGTAAAATACCCTTTATTTACAGCACCAACAAATGCAAAGATTGAAGCCTTTTTACATTACCCATCAGAGAAAGACCCTCTATTTCTTATTCGTAAGAAGTACTTAAAAGATATGTTGAGATGGGGTAACGGTGCTTGTATTGTAGAGATGAAAGGCAAGACACCAAATGGTCTTGTTGTAGTGCCAGGCTATACATTGCGTCTTACTGATGATAATCCGCCTAAGTATCAATTTTTAACTATCGGCAGTAGCTCTGAGTTTAAGACTGATGATAATGGCAAGCCTATTGTGCTCTCTGATAGAGAGGTCATGCACTTTGCTATTGATGCAGATAGCGATTCAACTCTTGGAAAGAGCCAACTAGAAAGAGCTTATCAAGACTTAAATGCTGAAAAGAATTGTACGCAAAAATACACAGAGTTTTTAAAGAAAGGTTTTTATAAACCATTCTTTCTATCTTTTGAAAAAGGTGTTTCTGTTAATAAAGCAGAACTTCAAGAGTTTGTTGAATATTTAAACACGCTTATCGAAGATGGTGCTAAAGCTCTTGGTATTAATAAGAAGATTAACTTTAGTGAAATCCCTTTTCTATCTGCTACAGAGATTATTGATTTGCAGAGATGGATTGGTTTAAAGATTGCTTCTGTATTTAAAGTACCACCGTTCATGATTAATCTTATATCTGATGTTGGTTCATTAAATGCACGTGAGCAAAAAGCACGCTTTCTTGAGAATGTTGTTATGCCTATCTTAGAGTATGAAGCCTTTATGTATACAATGGTTATTGCACGTAAAGGTTTTAAATCTACAGATACTGTGATTACATCTCATGTACTTGGTACTAAACTAAACTGGGATAGGGCAAGAATTGCCAGACTTCTAGCAGGACAGGCTATGGAGATATTAACAGCAGACGAAATTAGAGCTTTATTCTTTAATTTACCGCCTGTTGATATTAATAAAAAATAACATCTTGACAAAGTGTGAGTAATGTGCTATACTTGTTCTAAGAAGCATACGAAAACATATAAACAAGGAGACATAAATGTCAGAGATTAAAGAGTTAGTTGTTAAGTATCATAAGAATAATACAGAGGCGTTAACCAAGATTATGAAAGGTTTAGCACCTCTTGAGCAAGCCACTAAAGATGCACGTAAGTTGTGTTTCACTCTTGACCCTAATAATATGGATAGAATTAATGAGCTTCAGATTCGTATTGTTGGTCATAAATCACAGCTTCAAGAGCTTTTTAGTAAAGTAGACTCTCTTAAAAGAAATAAAGAGTTGGCTGCTTATATGGACTTAAAAATTAAATCTGAGGAATCTGAGGGTACTATTAAGTTTGTTGATGGCTCAAGTAAAATGGAAGCCGCCTTTGCTGTAGCTGATGAAAGACGTGTTAGAGACCATATTGAGGGTTTATTAAAGTCTGCTGACGATATTTTAAAGACTTGTAGAAATCTTAACAATGGTCAACAAGCAGATAAGGCAGATTCATCACTAGACCAAGAAACTACATCATAATTGCGAGCGGAGATAGTTTAATGACCGAAAAACGTTCTTCATACCAGAAGAAAGACGGTTGTGAGAATCAACCCTCTCCGCTCCAACATATCGAGGAGTGCCATGATTATAGGCTTGACACAGAGAACACTGGAGAAGTTAGCTTATAGATATTACCTAAAGAATAAATCTCGTACAGGTGAAGAGAATTGGAAGCTTGCTGTAAGATTATTAGCTAAGTTGAGAAAAAGGTATAAAATAGATGAGTTCAGAGGATAAACAGAAACAAAGTGATTTACTTAGATTAGAAATTATGATAAGTCTATTAGCAGAGAATATAGAAAATGAGCGAAGAAAAAAACAAGATAAAGATAAAGCTAGCCAGTGATGTTGCTGAGATTGATAAGCTATTAGATTTAATGATTATTATTAAGTCTAGGCTTATGCAGTGTCAGAAGCGTTTTGGTATTCAAGGTGTAAAGCGGGTTGTATTGGCTCGAAGATTAAAGAAAATAGCTTCTTCACTAGAAAAGATACAGTGGGAACAAAACATTCTTATTAAAGAATTAAATATTCAAGATATATTAGACGAAAGAAAACATTAATGCCTACCTATGATTATAGCTGTGATAAGTGTAACAGAACCTTTGAAGTTTTTCAAAGTATTACAGCACCTAAATTTACAAAGCATAGTGATGTAACAGAAGGTCATGATGGTCTTACAGAACCATGCGATGGCAATATAACACGTTTACTAGGAACTGGTGGCACTGTAATCTTTAAGGGTGAGGGTTTTTATTGTAATGATTATCCTAAAAATAAAGGAGAGCAATAATGGCAGGCTTATGCGATAAATGTTTAAAGAAGTGTAAACAGCCTAGTATGTGCGTTACACTGTCTTGTCCTAATTACGATGGACCACCTAGAGTATCTAAAAAAGATAAGGCTAAAAAATTAAACTTAGAGCAGGAGCCACTATGTTAAAATCAGAACTTTTTGAAAAGTCTAAGGCTGCGTTTATTAATCTTCTTTTAACTAATTCTGAGTATCATGGTAGAACGTATTGTTTTTTCGCACCTTATGAAACACAGAAACTAACACAGCATATTACATTAATTGATAAGCTGACAGGGTTTGGAACTGTTATTCCTATCGAACCAAATAAGCTTGCATTTCTAGAACAGGATGATATTCAAAGAGTCATGGGGAAAGTATGTAAGCTTCTTCTTGACTTAGTTAAAGCAAAGTCTCAAAATGCTACACCGGTTAATTATAAAGATAACCCATTAAAAGCTAATAAGCGTACATCTAAGTTTGTATCTCTATTTAAAGATAAGAGAGTAAGCGTTGAAATTTATGATTGGTCTTTAATCATTTCTGTTTAATATTGTAGAAAGGAAAACCATGTTTTCTATTTTCTCGTGTAAGCATAAAAATGTTGGTGTCAAATTTATGCGTGTTCCAAGATTTGGCGGTGAAGTTTTAGTGGAATACTCATATTGTGAGAAGTGTAAAAAACAACTTAGCTGTAAAGTATCTATTGTCAATTCAATTAAGGCTATCCAAGCACCTGTCATTAAGCCTGTTGTAGTCAAAGAAGAAATTAAAGAATCCCCTAAACCACTTGTTGTAAATCCTTTAGTAGAGCAGTTAAAAATTGCTGTATTAGAAAAGCCTGAGCCTTTAACACCTATTGAAGAGAAAGAATTACTAGACTTAGAAACAGATGGTGTATCAGATGTTATAAGAGTACTCCCTAGAGAGACCGGTCGTAGACGAAAGAAACGAAAGGCATTATCAAATGAAGAGAATTAAAAATTTAGATAAGATTAAAGAGATTATCAAATCAAAGTTACCAGAGTATTTACGAGAACTAGGTGGAAGAATTGAAGGCAATAAACTATCTTGCCCACATACAGAAGCTCACACTCATGGTGATACCGAAAAATTATCAGCGGCATTTTTACCTCAGTCACAGAATAGTTTAATCTATTGTTTTGTAGAGGATAAAGTATTTGATATTTTTGATATATACGCATTAAAAACAGGACACGTCTTAACAGGACAATCATTTTATGATGTAGTAAAGACACTGGCAGATAAATATAAAATACCCTATGAAGAGGAATATGAATTCTCTATTCAAGAGCAAGAGCGTAGACGTAAAAGACGTATTCTAGAAACTATTCACAGCATTTCAATACAGCATGCAAAAGAGGGTGTAGAGCTATATAAATTGCGTAATATCAATAAAGAGAAATTATTGCATTGGAAGATTGGCTATCTAACACCAGAGTTAATACCTCAATCATTAAATAAAGAGTTTAAGAGCGGTTATGATTATAGTCTTTTAGCTGTCTTTACTCACCCTGCTCTTGTTATCCCTATTCTTGATGAGAACCAGCAATATTCTGGGTTAGTTATTCGTCAATTTGGGGCATGCAAAGGAGATGAGTATTTAAATATCTCTATGAGTGGTAAGAATCTATTCAATTTACACAATGTACGAGGAAGCGAGTCATTGACAATCGTAGAGGGTACGTTTGATGCCATGGCTTTATATCCAGAGAAAAACGTTGTTGGTTGTTTAACTAACACTTTACATGACACAGACTTAGAGAAAATTGCAAAAATAAAGCCTAAGAAAATTACAATGGCGTTAGACCCTGACAATCTTTATCAAGGTTTGTCTAGAGATGGCTTCTTAAAGGCTTTGTTAAAGATGAAAAACGTAGACGCAGAGATTGAGATTGTAGTTATCCCTGCAGAGGGCGATTCAAAGCCAGACCCTGATGAGTTTATGAGAACTCACACTCTTGAAGAGTTTCATAAATTACCTCATCTCACAGCTATTCAATATTTACTTAGAAATCATGAAAAGAAAATTATTACGGCTGAAAACATTTATGATTTCATTGCAGGATGTCCAAACTTAATTCGTAAAGAACATTTTATTACTGAGTGCGCACAAAGCTTAAATATAGGAAAGCGTCAACTCACGCATTGTATAGAGGGTATAAGTGAAAATAAATCATCATTTAATCTTATACAATATGCTCAAGAGAGAGATGCTTTATCTGATTTACTAGAATCTTTTACAGAATCTGCATGGAATAAAAACTTTAATGGAGTATCTTCTGGGTTTACATTATTCGATAAGAAGTTTGGCGGTTTTGAAGATACACTATATCTGTTGGTAGGCTTTCCAGAGACAGGTAAGTGTCACACTAAAGGTACAAAAATTTTAATGTATGACGGAAGTCAAAAAAATGTTGAGGATGTACAGGTTGGTGATAATGTTATGGGAGAACACAGCAATAAGGCAAGAGTTGAATCTACTTGTACAGGTAGACAAGAGTTATTTAATATTGTACCAAATAAAGGTGAGTCATTTGGCGTTAATAAAGAGCATATTCTAGTACTTAGTTATAATCAATTAAATCAAAAAACAAATAAACGTGAAACGATTACTCTTGAAATGCCAGTCAAAGAATTTTTAACTAAAAGCGTCTGTTTTCAAAAACGTTGTAAGCTTATACGAAAGTCCGTAGAATTTAAAAGTCAAGATGTTAAATATGACCCTTATTTAATTGGGTTATGGCTTGGTGATGGAACACGAAATCAGCCAAACATAACATCACCAGAACTTGAGCTTGAGAAATACTTTGTAAACGTTGCTACATTAAATGGTTTAAAATATGCTAAACATATGTACAAGAACCACTGTGCAACACATACGTTTACTAATAACTGGAAGCATGGTAGTAACCCACTACTTAATGAGTTTAGACTGTGTGTTAAAGATAATGAAAAAAGAATACCTTCAAATTACCTAATTAATTCCACCAATAATAGATTATCTCTGTTAGCAGGTTTATTAGATTCAGATGGATATTTAAGTGATAATACGTTCAATATAATATGTAAAGATAAGGGATTACGTGATGATATATTGTTTTTAGTAGGCTCTCTTGGTTTAGGTGTTACACACAAAATTAAAACAGTTAAGTATGTATATAAAAGTAAAACTGAAAACAGAGATTATTTTTCCATAAATATCTTTGGAGACATAGATAGCATTCCAACTAAACTTAAAAGAAAACAAGCAACAAAACGAGTAGGCAATAAAGATGCACTAAGAACAGGCTTCTCTATTGTACCTTTAGGTATTGGTCAATACTATGGATTTACTCTTGATGCAGAATCAAAGGGTAGATACTTATTAGGTGATTTTACATTAACTCACAATAGTACTTTCCTATTAAATTTTATTTATAACTTAGCTCAAAAGAAAGATACATTTGTAGCTTTCTATTCATTAGACGATGGCGCAAAACGTTCTGTACTGCCAAGACTATTGAGTATTGCATCTGGCTTAACATCAAAACAAATTAAACAGCCTGCACCAGAGATTAAAGATGTTTGGTTTACTGCACTGAAATCTCTAGAGTCTTTTAAAGATAGCTTAGTTATTAAAGACGGTTCAGATATTAGAACTTTAGATGACTTAGAGAACTATGTAAAAATTCATGCGGCTATGGCAGATGAAAAGAGAAAGAAGTTAATTGTTGTAATTGATAACCTGCATGACATTGTTGCATCTCATAAGTTTGAAGCTGTGCAGAATTCTCAAAGAGTAGCATCATTTCTCAAAAGATTACCTCAACAGATTAACTGTCCAATTATAGCAACTGCTGAAGTACCTAAATCATCAGATGCAAAACCAAGTGGTAAAGATATTAAAGAGTCTATTGATTTATGGTATGCAGCCAGATTTGTTGGCGGTATCTTTTCTAACTTTCATCAAGTCAAAAACAAGAATCAAACTAATCTTATTTGGCAAGATGAGCGTGGTGAATATCAACCTATCATGGAGTTGTTTGTATCAAAAAATCAAACAGGTGAGGCCTCTCATGGTTCACTATATTACAAGTTCAGTTTAGTCACTAACAGACTGGTGGAATGTACTGAATCTGAGACAGAAACGTTAAAAAATGGTCAATTCCTCACTTGGAATGAAGAAGAGTAGACATATGCACTCTAAAATCAAATCCTTGACAGCCAGCTTTAACGTAGCTAAACGATTGAAAAACAAGCTATACTTCTACATTTAAAGCGTAAAATTGATTGTAGAGCATCCTAGAGCGTTTTTTAATGGAGATTTTTAAGAAAATGTCAAATAAATCAATAAGAATTAAATGTGCTAAGTGTAAAGACATTATAACAGCTAGATATGAGAATGATTTTGATGTTTGCTCATGTGAGTCTATTTATGTTTGTAAGACTGAAAACCTGTTAGGGTACAATCCAAAAAACCCTAATATTTTAATTTTTAGAAAAGGAAAATGGGTTCATTCAAACACTCAAGAAAGTGAGATAAAAAATGACGAAACCGTTGAATAGAGCAAAGTGTGCACTTTGTAAAGATGTCATCGTGTCAAAACATAGGCATGATTTTGTAAGCTGTACATGTGGTGAGATTTTTGTAGATGGCGGTAATGACTACTGGAGAGCAGGTGCTAAAGATGTACAAAATCTACTGCGTTTTAAAAACCGTAAGTGGACAGCTACCTTCGTTGAACCTGTAGAAGAAATGTTTCAAGTAAAGAAAACATTTTGGCAAAAAGTAAAAGAAAGGTTTACATTTAAAAAAGGAGTTTAATTATGAAACCAAGACAAGTATATATGCTAGTAGGTGTTGTTATTGGTGTTCTGTCAGTGTTTTCTATGGTCTTAAAGCACCCTGTAACAGTTGGTATGTGTGCAATAGGTGCTGTTGTATATTTCATTGGCAGATATATGTCTGAATAAGAGGAGAAACATGAATAAATTTCAATCTAAAAATATTCTTGTTATAGGTGATTTAATTTTAGATGAATACATTACAGGTGATGTAACACGTATTTCACCAGAAGCACCTATCCCTATTTTAGATATAAAGAAAATAGAGTATTATCTTGGCGGTGCAGGTAACGTTGCAAATAACTTTGTTTCACTTGGTGCTAAAGTATGGATTATAGGTAGAGTAGGTCATGATGCCCAAGGTGAGATTTTAATGCACAAGCTTAGTACTAACAATATTTATACAGACTTATTAATTAAGGATGACTTTCTACCCACAACTGTGAAAACACGATTTAAATGTAACAATCACTGTCTATTGCGTGTTGATATGGAGAATAAAACATCCTTAGAGCACAGTGAATTTGCGGATGTGCTTATTGAAGATTTAGACAGACACTTTCAATATTTTGATGCCATCATTGTATCAGACTATGATAAAGGTGTTGTCTTTCCTAATTTAATACAGCATATAGTTCAACTCCAGACAAAATATAAAAAGTTTGTAATAGCTGACACGCATAAAACAGATATGTCACTGTTTAAAAACTTTTCGTGTTTAACACCTAATAAAGCAGAGTTTTCTAAAATGGTTGGTAGAAAGCTTACATCTGTTGAAGATGTTGTAGAGCATGCAAATATTGTAAGAAAGAGATTTAATCTTGATACGCTTTTAGTTACATTAAGCGAGGATGGTGTCTATTATTGTAGTGATAAAGATGAAGGACACATACCTGCGCATGCGCCTAAGTTAATTGATGTCACAGGTGCTGGAGATACAACTCTTGCAGTATATACACTTGCGTTATTATGTGGGTATTCTGTCTTAGAGTCTGCGTACTTAGCTAACTCGGCAGCAGGTATAGTTGTAGCAAAACCAGGCACTGCAACATTAACATTAAATGAGCTACTAAATGCAAGTTAAATTATCAGATGTAGTTATAATAACCAAAACAGTTAGATGGGTAAACTCTGCTGGCAAGCTTGTAAGAGCTAAACCACGCTCTCCTAGAGGGTTATGGTGTATTGTAGAAATATCCTATGATGCTAAACTCTACACTAAAAAAGCATTTTCTAAAAAAGGTCTTTCACAAAAAGCTATTAAAAAGACCATCTCTGATATGATTGGTATGATTCTACTGGAAATCAATGAAACTAAAAAATAAATTGATATGTGTTTATATCGTTTCTGCCCTCTGTTACTTCATTCAAGGCATCTCTGGTCTGCCATCACTCTCACTATTTAAATATTTCAAAGAAGTTTTAATGTATACACCAGAGCAGATAATGATGTTAAACTCTGTTGTAGGTCTTGCATGGATACCTAAGATTATATGGGGCTTTGCAATTGATAGCTGGCTATCACGTAAACAATGGATTTTAATATCTATAGTTCTTGACTTATTAATAGTATTATGTTTAGGTATATTTACACTGCCTATTATATTATTAATTACAATGCTGTTTATGAGCTCTACAAACTCAGCTGTTAGAGATGTGGCTGTAGATGGTGAAATGGTATGTACAGGTAAACTATTTAATATAACGGGCTCATTGCAATCGCTTCAGTGGATTTCTATAACATGCGCAACTATTCTAACAGGTGTAGCGGGCGGTTGGATGGCAGATAATCTATCGTATAAAACATGCTTCTTACTGCTTATGCCATTTTATATTGTTATGATGACAACTATGTTCTTTTATAAAGATACAACAATAGAGCGCACAAAAACAAACATTAAAGAATTATTAATGGGCTATAAACGTCTATTGACTAAACCGTTTTTAATTGTGTGTCTATTTCTTTTTCTGTATAAATTTAGCCCTTCATTCGGTACACTCCTATCATATATAGAAAGAGATAAGTTTAACTGGAGTTTTAAATTCATTGGCATGCTGTCATCAATCTCTTCAATTGTGTCTATCTTTGGTGCTATGCTATATTGGAAGTTTTGTAAAAAATTAGATATTAAAAAATTCTTATTTTATTCTATAGTCATAGGGGCAGTTGTGTCTTTAAGCTACTTATATTATACACCTGTATCTGCTATTATATACTTAATTCTATATAGCTTTATAGGCATGTTTATTCATCTAATTGTAATGGATTTCATGGCACGTACATCAGTGTCTGGTTATGAAGCGTCTACATTTGCAATTCTGTGCGGTATTAGTAATCTAGCTACAGGTACAGCATCAAGCTTTAGTGGTGCATTACTAGCCCCTATTATCGGTCTGCAAGGTTTAATCGTACTATCTGCATTTACTAGTTTTTTATGTTTACCTCTACTTTCAAAAATTAATCTTGACAAAGTATAAAGAATGTGCTATACTTAAAGAAAAGGAGTTGAAGATGACTTGTAAAGAAGCCCAGAATGTAGCTGAACGATTTGCAAACTTTCATAGTCTACATGTTACATTAGATGAACTACGCATGGCATTAGTTACATTAGCTAACTTTTATGAAGATGTTAGCTTCGCTGAGAAACAAAAGAAACTAAAGAATAGGAGATAATCATGGCAACAGAAGGTAAGTTTGTAGCTAATAAGAAATGTAAAAAGTGTAAGAAGCGCAAAGTCTATCTAGAAGATGCAGGAGATAGATTTATTTATACATGTAAAGCATGTGGTGAAACCTGGGAGGTATAGGAGGTTGAATATGTCACAACGTGTACGTGATGTTCATAAGCTGTTGGATGCGTTAGTGTTACAGGTTACATCACTTAATAAATCTGAAAGATACCATCATAAAGCACAGTTGATTCATGAAACAACAGTAAAAATTTTAAAATATTTAAAATGTGATACGGTAGAAGAAAAACCAAAGAGTAAAGCTGTACCAGAAGTGAACAAGACACCAAGTAAAGAAGAAGTGAAAGCCAGACTAAGAAAACAATTTGGAATGGAGTAAAGAACTAAATGGAAATCATTGATAAAGAATCTGCTGTAGATATAATTAAAGAAGAACTGAATTCTATGTATTCTTATCTTGTTATACAAGAGATATTGGAAGCTATGGGATTTTCTCACTATAAAGTAAGAGAACAGTAGAGAGGATAATATGAATGAAGATATAAAGAAAGCTATAGTAAAGCTAGGCTCTGGTCGTATCTTTGGTAAGATAGATGAAGAGCAATTAGTTGTTTTACTTAAATTTGCATCTAAAAGGGTTGACGATGAAGATGCTGAATTCAAGCTTAAAAGAGTAAAGGATACAGGAGTGGAACTACTTGATAAATACTTTCCAAAGGGTAAGTGTCACGAGCGTGGTAATGCTCTTGTCTTATTTGTAAGTGTTTTGAAAGAGCTATATAACGAATTTAATATAAAATACTAGGAAAGGATATATCATGAATACAGATAAATGTACACAGTGTCAAGGAAGCGGTCTAATGTGCTCTTCAGAAGAGTGTGGATGTCAACAGATGATTAAATGCGATAAGTGCTGTGATAAATCGGTTGAAGTTGCTAAAACATACGATATTACTATTACGCTTGATATGGGTGAAGTAAGAACTATTCTTAACGCCTCATCTATCGAGGTAATGAATGAGCTGTTGTTTGTAACTAAAGGCAATAAGGTAGAGGTATTTCCACTTATGAATATAGTGTATTATTGGTATAGTAATAAAGTAGGAGAATAATTATGAAGCTAGCCATAACAGTTATTATACTCGTATATATTGTAATGGCTCTTGCTTTAACTCATGTAATAATATCAATCTGCACACCATCTATGTCTTTACAGCAGAACCACTTACATCAGTTAGGAGAGTTTTAATATGATACCAAAATTTAAAAATACAGAACAAGCATTAGCTTATGGTAGACTTGTAGGTGCTGATGTATGTAAAATAGAAGAACTTAAATCGTATATTCAAGAACTAAAGAGCAGTGCTTATAAGTTTGAACATGTAGAAGAGTATCAAAAAGCCATAGAATTACTGTGTCAAGCTCAGTTTGTTAGAGAAGCTCTTGAAGAAGCATCATTAGAAAAATATAAATTAAAGACTTGACAGAGCAGTGTTTATATGCTATACTTATAGCAGGAGACACAGATGAAAGCAAAATGTATAGACTTAGCAAGATGTCCTTATTGTAAAAAGATTATTAAGAATGTTGATAGAACAAAAGAATTTGGTAATTTATTTTATTGTAAAAAATGTGATATAGAATTTACAAAGACAGGTCTTGTTATTTCTTAGATACTGCTATTATTTGGCCATGCCAATAAATAGGCTACCTCTTGACAATGTAGATAAATAAGGAGTGGTGTTTCCTGCTCGATAATAGCACTTAATTATTACATAACTATGAAAAACTTTCAAATTGTTAATTACTTTCCAGAATGGGTTGGCTTAAAGATATATCACTACCCTAAGCCAGAGGGTTTAGGTTATATTTATAGTTGGATACTTGCTATTGGCTTTATTGAAATTAGGAGATGGAAATGAAAAAACCTTATGTTATCATAACTATTAATAATAAAGAATTCTTAGTTTACCAAGATGACAGTATATCTATTGACAATATCGCTAATCCAGATGTTGTAACTATTTCTCAAACTCGCAATAAACAAGTAATCAGAGAAACGTTTTTAGAATAAAGGAAGGTATATGAAATTTAAAATATGTACAAGATGTAAAAAAACAAGAGTTTTATCTAAATTCACTAAACAAAAAGAATGTAAAGATGGAGTTCGTTCTATTTGTAAACACTGTGATAAAGAGTGGAGAGCAAATTATTATTTAAACAATAAAGAAAAAATTAAAAAGAGTGTTTCACAATGGCAAAAAGAAAATAGAGTATTGGTGTATGCACGTAAAAAAAGTTATTATAAAAAGCATCCTATAAAAAGAAAACAATATCAACGACTTTGTAATCTTAAATATAAATTTGGAATGACGGTAAACGATTATAATAAAATACTTAAAAATCAAAATTATACATGTGCTATTTGTCATAAAAAAGAGTCTAAACAGAAGCACTTATCTGTTGACCATAATCATAAAACAGGCAAAGTACGTGGATTACTATGTAGTAATTGTAATAATACACTCGGTTTATTATATGAAGATATAAAAATTTTAAAATCTATGATAACCTATTTAAGAAAGGATAGAGGTAAAAAATGAAAAAATTTATTATAGTTCTAATTTTATTCTTTGTATGTAGTGGTTGCAGTTTGATACCAAGGATTACCTTTGATAAGCCAGGAGTGACTCCCACACAGACTGAGAGGTCTTTTAAGAAAGAAACATGTAAGGGAAGCTTTACTCTAAATGAAGATGGCTACATTCGTACATGCTCTCAGGGATATACAAACCATGAACAAAATTACTCTCAAAAAGAAAGAGCGTATACATTAAAAGAGAAAATACTTAACTTTATTCGTAATCTAGCAGGTGTTTGGTTTTGGGTTTTGATTGCTGTTATCTTCTTAGTCCCAGGTGCTCTTGGTTGGTTCATTAGCGGTTTCTTTAATGTAGCAAAAACTGCGCTAACTAGCACTATTAAAGCAATTAGCAAGTTTAAATCAGAAATCCCTACTGTAGTTGTTAATGGTGTTGAAGTACCTGACCCTGCCTATGTTAAAGCAGTTGATGCATTGTTGGATGATTTAGAGAGTGCACATGCTCAAAATGTAGAGGTTATGAAAACAATAGCTAAAATTAGACTTCAACTCAGAATAGAGGATAACGACTAATGATAGACATCTATTTGATACTCTCTATTATTTATATTGTAGTAATCGTGTGGGCGCATATACAATGTGCGAAACATAGTAAGAATAAATTTACATTCAATGACCATAAGAAATGGAGATACTAATGCCTAAAGAGTGTCCTGATTGTGGTTCACCTATGGAAAAGATTTACTATGATGCAGAGTTAATCTATAAATGCACTAATAATAAGTGTTTAGTAGAAATCAACTCAGAGGATATTGAGGATTAATAATGAAAAATCTAGGTCTTACAAAAGAAGAGCGTGAATCAGTAAGTAATAGATATAATAGTTGTTTTCTATATGACAGTGATATAGTAATTGACTTAGAGTCTAAAAAGGTGTTAAAGTCATGTGGTCATGTAAAAAGCACTATATTCGATAATAACTTACTTTATATAAAAGTAAAGGACAAATCATGAAAAAGTGTCCACAGTGCGGTAAGTTTTATGATGAAGATTGTTTTGCTGAAGATGTTTGCCCTATCTGCTTCAGTACTCCGAGAAAGTCTAAACAATGTTTACAGTGTCAGTATTATGATAAAAAAGGTGATTACTGTATAGCTGGCGAAAATGTAGAATATACTACACTGTGTCAGTTAAATAGCGTTCTAAAAAGTTTAGATAAATAAGCCGCTCTCTCAATGGTGTAACCTTTATGGGTATAGCATACACTGTCAAATCGGGATATGCTATATGTGAACATCTTGCGTTAGGCTAACCAGTGCTAATATAAGTCGAGAGATGAGGGTTAGAGTCCCTCTTGAGAGAGTTTCAATTTGAGGTGAGAAATGAATTTGTGTGCAGAAATATTTGGGTGGATAGGAAATATTGGCTTTATTGTAGGTGCTATAGCACTTGCTAAAAAGACTAGATGTGGCTTTTATTGGCAAATACTTGGTAATGTCATGTATGTGGCTCAAGGATTTATATTGGGAATATCAAGCATTACTACAATCTCGTTAATACTTATAGTAATCAATGTATGTGGTATTCTTAACTGGAGAAAGAAATGATAGATAATCAATCAAATAAAGACATATCACATGAGCGTCATATTGGACATGACATCTGGGATTATGTGCAGAGAGAAAAAGAGTTAATTGACAAAAAAGAAAGTCTGCTGTCTCGGTCAGACAGAGATGAGATTATACGCCTACACTATCTCGCCAAAGATAAAAAATGAAGAAAGTTCTCACACAACAGACAATTAATAAACTTGTAACACTATATTTAAGCGGCTTAACTCTTAGAGATGTTGGCAAAGTCTTACATATTGACTCATCCTCTGTGCTGTATAGATTAAAACAACAAAATATAACGATAAGGAGTAAATCTGAGGTACAGACTGGAAAGCCTTCTCATAGCTTTAAAGGTGGTATAAAAATTAAAAATGGATATATTTGCATTTATTCTCCACTGCACCCCTACAGAGATTGTGATAAGTATGTGAAAGAACACAGATTAATAATGGAAAAACATATCAATAGATATTTGCTTCCGTCTGAAATAGTTCATCACATAAATGAAATTAGGCATGATAATAGAATAGAAAACTTACAAATAATGACTAAGGCAGAACATTTTAGGTTACACTCATCATTAAAGAGTAAATGGTCAATTTGTTTCAATGCTTGTATTATATGTAATTCAACACAATACAAACATCATGGTCATGGAATATGCGTAAAATGTAGAAAGCACAAAAAACGATGAGAAAATTAGCCAGTATTCAACGCATCACAGCAATAACACCTATTGAGGGTGCCGATAAGATTGAAAGAGCAACTATACTAGGTTGGACATGTGTTGTTAAAAAGAATGAGTTTGCTGTTGGTCAATTAGTTATCTATATTGAAGTTGACTCTATGTTACCTAAGTGTATTTGGAGTGGTTTTCTTTGGAGAGAAGGAGATACAAAAGATAAATACAGACTGCGTACAGTGCGTTTAAAAGGTGTTACAAGTCAAGGTCTCGTACTTCCAGTAAGCGTCTTGGGTGATGGTATGCTTTATCATGAGAACTTATTTGAGGGAAGAGACGTTACAGATGATTTGTGTATTGAAAAATATGAACCACCACCACTTCCGGCTGGTTTACAAGGTGTTGCTAAGGGCAACTTTCCAGAATTTATACCAAAAACAGATGAAACACGTATTCAGTCAGAACCTTGGATATTACAAAAGATGCAAGGTAAGAAGATATACATAACAGAAAAGGTAGATGGCTCATCTTGTACAATGTTCTTAAAAGACAATTACTTCAGTGTATGCAGTAGAAATCTAGAGCTCACAGAAACAGTTGGCAATACTCAGTGGAAAGTAGCTAGATACTATAAAATAGAAGAGAATCTACGTAAACTTGGCAAAAATATAGCTTTACAGGGTGAGCTTATTGGTGAGGGTATTCAGTGTAATAAGTATAAAATACAAGGTTATGACTTTCTATGCTTTAATATCTATGACATTGATAATAAACGCTATCTATCTGTTAATGACTTTATAGAAACATGTAGAATATTAAGCGTGCCAACAGTGCCTATTTTGAGTATTTATGACACACTTATAAACACAGATGTTAATTATTGGATTGAATTATCTAAAGGAAAAAGTGTAAAAAATTTAAATACAGAACGAGAGGGGATTGTTGTGCGTGCTGTAGAAGAAGAATACATTGATGGCTATGGTAGATTTTCATTTAAATCTATAAATCCAAGCTTTCTATTAAAGAATGGTGAATAATGAAAATTTACACAATTGCTGATACACATTTTTTCCATGATAATATTATAACTTATTGTAATAGACCATTTAAGAGTATTGAAGAACAAGATAGACTTCTAATCTCTAAATGGAATAGCACTGTAACAGATAATGACTTAGTTATTCACTTAGGTGATATTGCGCTATCTAAGAAATCAGAAGATTTAAAAGCAGTGCTTAAAGCCTTAAAAGGTAGAAAGGTCTTAGTGCAAGGCAATCATGATAGGCGCAGTAGATTATGGTATCTTATGTCTGGAATTTCGTTTGTGTGTGACAGATTTGTGTGGGATAGAACTATTTTTACACATAGACCAATGTTACTAGAACAGCTTGATGAATACGAGTTTAATGTTCATGGACACATTCATGAGAAAGTAAAAGAACATTATAAATATATTAATGTCAGTGTAGAACAGATTAACTATACACCAATTAATGTAGAACGCTTAATATGGGAAAGACGTAAACACAAACAAATCAATAACATACAGGAGATTGATATTGAAAAACCCCAATAAATTTACAGAAGAATTAAGCAAAAGAATTGCACGTCAAACAGCCTCACACAAACCCCTGCCACAAGAGTTTAGAAACAGCAGTACAAACAGACACGATTTATTGAAATTGCTCAAGAAGTACTGGGCAAGACATAATGACTTGAGACTAGGACAGCTACTTCAAAATTTAGTTCCTGGACAAGACTTATTTTATTTAGAGGATGCTAAATTATATGAGCTTCTCAAGCATAGAGTTAATATTAAAATCAATAAAGAGTATCTTTAGTTAATTCTCTTATATAGCAACTCTTCTTCAATCAATCCCATCTTAGCCAATAACTCATTACTTGCTCTAGAACGTTCTCTCATATCATCAAAGAATGGTAAGTCTGCATAAGATTTATTAGATAACTCTACAGTTGTTCTCTTATTAACACAATCCCATGTAATAGAATAGATAGCTAAACTAGCTGCTTCAGCTGCTGGTAGGTCTGTTCCTGTAAGTGATACTTTATCTAGTAGTGCTATATCTAAGTCTAGACCATCTAAGACTAATGTGCCACCATATACTGGCTTATAGTAGTCTTTTAGCTTATTAATGTATTGTGTCATTAAAGGTGTATCATCTATTCTATCAAACAAGCTAGTAGCTTTCTTAAACTCTGGTCTACGCACTACTTCAGTACCGCCAGTTAAGCCTGTATCAACATGTACTTGAATAGGTGAATCAGAGCGTACAGCATAGATAACTTCTATACGTCTACCTTGTTTGAATTCATCACCCTCTACATATATCTCTGAATCACCAGGAGTTGTTCTAAACACTCTAGGAGACATTATTTTATCGCTTCTTTTTTTCTCTTCATCTACATAATCTTTAATAGTAACTCTACATGATTGTGTATTGTCTGTCAATAATTTATCGTTTAATGTCTCTCCTGGCTTAAACATAAAATAATAAAACATGTGCTGAGTACCTGCTGTTTCATCATATAAATCCTCATCTGTAGTATCAAAGAAATAAAATATACCTGTTTGATTCTCATTGTCATTGGGATTTAATTCGGTAATGCTACCAAACTCGGATACTATTCGTTTTTCAGTTACTTCAAAATCACCTGTTAATACAATCCTACTTCTAGAACGAGAATAATCCATGACAGGTTCAAATGATTCAACAGGGTTAGCTATTGTCTTATCTCCTATAGCATATGACTTAACAACTGAACCTGATGTGATTGCCTTAAAATTAAGTCTTCCGTATCTATCTACAAAGAACACATAGTTACCAAAAAAGCTAGCAGCCCACTCTAACACGTTCTGTAAGGGTTGATAAATCCACGTGGTAGGCGGTGCATTATATTCTGGTATATCTATAACTGCATTTGGTATACCTGCAACATTTAGTATTTCTTTAATAACTCTATCATATGTTTTAGTAACACCAGTCTTACCATAAGAGGGTGGTCTATAGATATAATGAGATGGTGTATAGAACTGATTTAAAAAATACATTAAATCTTTACATTCATACTGAATCTCTTGACCTGCTTCAGTTAACACTCTTTTTTGACTTGTAATAAACCCATAGAAAACAGGCTTGGAGTTATTAGTGTCATCAAATAAATATAAATAAAGTCTATCACCAACAGTTAATAATGGTGTTGCATCAAAATCAACAACTTCAACAATAGTTGCAGATGAGCCTTCAATGTCAACACTTATTTTTTCTATGTACATAGTGTCAGACTGTGGATATACTCCTGAGTTAGAAACTATGCCACCGCCTGCTGCTATAAAACTATTATAATTAGCCCCAGTTAAATAAATAGAATGAAAAGGAATATTAGAGTTGCCATAGTTACTTTGGAAAGTATTCATACCCTGATTTCCTGACCCTGTTCCAGTGCCGCCACCTCCCGTACCTGAGCCTGGATAACAATTAAAAGCAGTCATATCAGCATTAAATAAATCACCAACCTCTGCAAAAACAGCTGGTTCGCCAGCTGAAAATAGTATAGTACTTTTAACCCACACCTTAATATACATAGGTATGCCTTTCATATGAGAGTGTGGCGGGCCTTTATCTTCATTTATTAGATTAGCACAAGTATCCGCCCAATTTATACCTGTTGTGGAATCTGTAAATCCTTTAGCAATAATATTATTAACATATTTAACCTCTGCATAAACATCAGGGTTAGTACTTACCTTAACAGATTGTGTATCATAAGAGTTATGAATGTTAAAATTTAATAAGTTACTTATCTCTGGATTGTCTGATTTATACGCAGCATTAATATTATCCAAAGAAATCGCACTCTCTGACACATTACTAACTACAAGCTTACCCTCTGAATCTGCGAATTTTACAGCACCTATAGTATATCCAGAACCGGGATAAGATGTTTTTAATCCAGCCAAGGATGCTTCCCAATCAATTTCAACATTAGTTTCGGTAGTAACAAGTGTATCATGACTACAAATCAAGTGAGGATAATTAGAATGTTCATGATTAAGAATTTTTAAAGATACTGCATATATAGCATAAGGATACGAAGTTCTTCTTACCGTCATACCAACAGTGGCTTCACCACCAGAATACCAATCAGAAACGCCTGTAACACTACAAGGCAAAGTACCTATACCACTTGAGTGCCCTACAAGACCTTTTCCAATACAACTTTGAGTGACAACATTATTATAACGCCATTTCAAAGGAATCCAAATAGGTGTTTCAAGTAAAAATCCTGAATTTTCATCTAACAAGCTATATACTTCCATGTTTACCACCCTCCGTTATTTTCATCAATTTCCCAGACATCGCTATCAATTGAAAGATGTAATTGAGGACTCTGGTGTATTTCTCCAGGCAAAAGTTCTGTTTCAACATAAGTATCTGTAGATTCAACACCTTCAACTGTTCTAAAATTTAAATCATAAATCTTGACAAAAACATTTCCTTTGGCTTTGGTAATATAGATTCGATAATAAGCATAGGCTGTTGTATTACTTACACTATATAATTTCTGAGTGTAACTTGAAAATCCTGTTTCATCAATAACTTCATGCAAATCCACCCATGTTGAGTCATCATTAGAGCCTTGAAACTTCCAAGACTGAGGCACGCCGTTTTGTGTTGTCCAGTAAGGAGTGATACCATATTGTACAATTATTCTTTTATCATTTATACCATAATCATATCTTATCCATTGTGGAAAAGATGCTAATATATTAGACTGCCATAATTGTTCAGATGTAGCATGAGACCACGCATATTTAGGAAAGTTTTCTCCCTCAAAACTACTCGCACACACATTTCCACGTTTTACAGTTAAATAACGCCATACATTAACACGTGTTTGAACATTATTAAGGGTACAATCACATTCTCTACCAGCCATGTCAATAATACGAATAGTGACTTCTTTTGTAGTCTTTAAATCTAGTGCAATTAGATTACAGGCTTTATTATTTACATAAGAAGTAGTTGTACTAACATAAAAAGCTGTTGGTTCTTCCGTAGGAGATATATAAACAAAGGAAAAATCAACATCTATAACGGCACATAGGATACATCCAGAATAACTTAATAAAGATAACTCATCTGTTGTTCCTAATGCATTTTGTTCTGCTTTCCAATAAAAAGTAGTGTCATTTAAATCAAAGACTAAAGCATATCTTACACGTGTAATAAAATCTACTATAACAGATGGAGGGACAATATCTAAAGCAACACCTGTCCAATCATATTTCTTATTCTTATAGTAAATAGAACCTGCATCTACTGTAATGTTTTTTAAAGTTGTATTTAATACTATGGTATCCATGCCTGTGATAAGTGTTGGAGATAACGTATCTGCTAAAACGTCATCATAATAGAGCTCTGCTCTATCAAAAGGTATAACATCTGTATAGCCTATTTTAGCTGCTGTTGCACTATATTGTACACTGCAATCTATATCTCCGGTAATATAATAAAGCTTAACTGTCTCACTAAATGCTTTATCACCATCGGTATAATTAACTATAATAGTTTTCTTACCCTCTGTTTGTCCAGTAAAATCTAATGAAATAGTATCAGTTGAAGAGACAGACAAAACAGTTGACCATGTGGCACCATTATCTAAACTATACGTGTAATGAGTTGCAGATGTAAAAATATCAAACTCAGCAGTATTACCAAACACATAAGCAGGGTAAGCTGCCATATATGTCTTAACTACAGGTGCTATATTAAATGAATAGTGTCTCCCTGTTAATGCTGTAACTTTAACCGCAATACTACTTAACAATGTAGTAACTGACGGTGTAATTCTAATGCGTGTATTATAAAAATTACCACTTGTTAAGGTATATGTTAAAGGTGTCTCTACTCCACCAACATCTGTTGCAACTAACTGTAACACTTCAGTGATTGGTTGATTAAACTCAATTGTCCAATAGTCTGCGTTATTAAATAAATAGTCTTTATTGATTGCTAGAACATTTGTTGTTCCTTTTATATTACCTATAGACATTTTATCTAAATCAAACGGAAATGTCATTAAGTACACATTAACCTTTAAATCTTCGGCACCTGTTGCTACAGATGTGATGTCTAGTACGATTTTATCACTTGGATGCATTACTGTATCTTGAGCAAAGTACGTAAGTTTACTAGTTTCACCGCTGGTAGCTGCTATTGTTTGAGTTGTTAACAACGTTCCATTATTATAGACATTTATAACGGTATTTCCAGTATTACCGCTATTTTTCATACTTATAGATACCCCTACAGGACATCCTGATATAAGTAAGGGCACTGAGCTTTCAACTATAGCAGGTGTTTCATAATAAAATGGATAGTTTACAATATTCGGTGCAAATCTAATAGCATCGTTTGTTTTCCATTCTAGTTTAGGTGTTAGTTGATTTACAGCATATGTCATCCACTCTAGAGAGGGTGAAATTATTTCTTCAACATAAGATGTCCACTCTAATGAAGGTGTTAATTGAATCTGTAATACAGGCAATGTTTCCCATGCGAGTTCTGGTGTTAGTCTTGCAGGAATAGATGAATACCACTCAAGAGATGGAGTTAATTGTACTTGAACAACTGGTGCATCCTCTACCGGTTTAAGGTCATCTAAGTAGAAAGTATTTTCTGCATCTGCATTTACTATTTCAACTTTAAAATCAATAATATTGTTTTTATCTGTATTGACAATACCCGAAATGTCCCACACTATAGTCTGTTTTGTATCACCTACTAAAATGTTTGGAGTAATTTCTATTGGAGTTGTATTGGGTGAATTAATTAAAGATAGTTTTACATTTTCTCCAGTTCTATTTGAAAGCATATCAAAAGATAGAGTATCTATATCTGTCAAATCAAAATTGTCAATATTATAACCTTGTAATTCAACTCTTCTAATCCCAATACCCGAACCACCCCAATTGGAGGAAATCTTTAGTGCATAATATCTATAAGGTGTTGAAGTAGTGACTGTTATATATTTAGGGTC